AAGTGATTTGGTAGGAGTATTAAATAGAACAAACGGAACAATTAACAGAGTTGGCTAAAGCATTAAAATATAGAATAGAGTTTTATAGCAAGGATGGATACCTTTGCCAAGTTGACTTTCGTTATGAAGGTTATACTGCTGGTGTTGTGTATAACTTAAATGGAGGCTCAAGACCATTTGTATTAAGAGAATTTAATACTGATGATGATTTGTTTAAGCCAATAAGACCGTTACTTGCAGAAATAAATATTGTAACCAACTCTACATCTGTCAGTATAGATGATTTTTTGGCAAACCAAGATACAGACATTGAAGTAAGGTTTTCATTTAACGGAAGCATCTATTGGAGTGGTTTTGTACTACAAGATGATTTCCAAGAAGTTTATGAGGACCAAAATCATATCCTTACTATTACTGCGAGTGAAGCATTAGGACTATTGAAAGATAGGCAGCTATCTGACGATGGAGTGGAGATAGAAGTAAAAAAGACTCCATTAGAACTAATAGAACTTTGCTTACAAGATACCTCTAAGCCACTTGTAGATTACACATTGATTAATAATTTGTATCATACAAGTATGACAAGTACTTTACCTGATACATCACTAAATCAATGTTTAATTGACCCAAGGACATTTGAAACATCTCCAAGAACTTATGAAGATTGCTATACAGTTCTTGATAAAGTAAATACTGCATTTAACCAAACTATATTTCAGTATGAAAATAGGTGGGTAATACAAAGAATAGAAGATTTATATACAAGTGGTAATTTAAGAGGATATAATAAATTAAGTGGCACATCAACATCTTTTAACAAGAGATTTGATATAGAGGTAGGTGCAAATAGTGAGGTAAAACCTATTGCTCCACAAATGCTTAGGTTCATAAATCGTAAGCCAAAGGAGACTATTGTAACATTTAATTATGACAGGCTAGCAGAGGTTATTAAAAATAGTTCTTTTTCAAGGGGAGCTTTAATTGCTGTATATCCTACTGAGAAATGGTATGAAATAAATAATTGGACTACATTAACACCTGGAGACCCAGAGCCAAAAAGAATAGAAGTATATGAATCAAAATTTGGTGCCTTAATTGAAAACAATATAAGATTAGAGCCATTTACTACAATAGTTAGTGAACAGGTTAAAATTAATGCTGGTGAAAATATTAGATTTTCAATAGATACTAAATATTTGACTGATTTATCAGGAGCTGCATTTACAGCAAGAATTAGGTTAATAGCGGATACTTCAGAGATTTATACGTTATCACAAAGTGGTAACTGGTCTCTTGCAAGTGTAATCAACGAACAACTTGATATACCTTATGGTAATGATGTGTATTTAGATGAATGGAACACATTAGAAGTTGAATCTGTTTCTTCGCCTAAAACTGGAGTTATTGAAGTTCAATTAGTTAACTTTCCAAGTAGCGGATCTAACTTTAGATATTTCAAAAATATGGAATTTGAAATATTAAATAGATTGGATGGTTTTTTTGAAGGGTTAACAGGGATTGAATCAAAATTTATAAAGTCACAAAATATTAAGTTTAATAATAATTATGAGTTATATTTAAATGACTATATATCAGAATCTTATAAAGGATTAATTTATGAGATGGATGGTGAGACTCCAACAGATTTTGAGTGGTATAGATATAGATTTAGTGGAGAAAGGCAATCATTTAAAAAGCAAAATGCCATAGCACATTGGTCACATGATAGATATGATAGAGATAAGATTGATGCTGCATTTTATGGACTAACGTGGGCTGATGGTGCAACTACTAAACCAATAGGGCTTCTTAATACAATTAAACTTGTTGATGAATTGCCTAACAAGATTTTTTACATATCTAATCTCAAGGAGATTGACTTTTATAATGCAACTTGGGCTTGCACTATGGAAGAGGTTTGGGATACATCAAGGGATGGTGCAGCTGGTATTACAAGACAATTATCAGTAAATGTTAACACTGGAACATACCCTGGTATTATTAACGTTAAATATTTAGCATCTACTAACCCAGATTTTGAAACAACTGGAGATGATGAATTAATTTACAATGGTGCTGAAACAATAACAGAAAACTTAACTGTAACAGTTAGTGGTAATATTACTGCTTACACAGGCGCTACACCAGTTGCGGTAGATTTTATTTTAAAGAAAAATGGAGTTGCTTTAGAAACAAGAACAATATCTATAACGACTGCTGCTCCGTTCTTTTATTCTATAAATTTATCACCAGCATCAGCTACAACTATCAATCCAAAGGATGTATTTGTAGTGACATTTTTGGCTACTCAAATAGGTAAAAGTGTTGATGGCATACAATTTATAGGTGGTATATTTGAAAGTACAACTTATAGTATTCCAAACGAACTTAACTACGATCCATACACCGAAAAATATCTTTTTAAATAATGGCAGATACATTAAAAGCAGAAGGGTTAGTTATAGCGGCTATGGATGGCAGTGGCAATGTCTATCCATTTGCTTGTGCTACCAATTCTAGTATAACAATAAGTGGTGAGACATTAGAGATAGCTACTATATCTAATAACGCATTTAGGTCGTTTGTAAGTGGCAGACAATCATTCACAGTTAGTGGGTCGGGGCTTGCAAAAATGACTGAAACAAGTATGAATGGTATCAATTTTTTTGATAACTTTATAACTGGTACGAATACAAAATTTAAGTGCTTTTTAGACTTAATTGACAATCAGAACAACTATCAGTCTTATGAATTTCAAGTTATTATAACTTCACTTACATTAGACTCTACTTACGGAACTTTCCCTACATACTCTTATACTTTACAAGGAGCAAGTCCTATAACAGACACACTAATCAGGGACCAAGATGTTGTGGCGAGTGGTAAGGTGACGGCTGCGGCTGGTAGTCAGCCAGGTGGAACATACAAATTAGTAGCAGTAGGATACGGAGGCAAATGGTACTTTAACTACACAGTTACACTTGATGGTGTAACACCGATAATAAACTTAGGAGCTTCATTAAACGGAACGACTGTAACACATTGTTACACGGCAATATAAAAATTAATAATATGAAACAAATGATGGAAAACGTAAAGACAAGCCTTTTCGGAGCAGTAGCAGGATTGCCAATGATTTGGGAAGGTGCAATGGCTAATGATTGGAAAATGGTCTTAGCTGGTCTTGGAATGCTATTAGTAGGCATTTTTGCTTCTGACGCTAAAAAATAATCGTAGATGGAGCAAGGGGTGATTGTAACGATAATTATTCAGACTATTGCTTTTGCAATGGCATTGTCGAAGATGTTCACGGACATGAAGATTAAGTTGAGAGAACTTGACCTTCGTGTCCGCACCCTTGAGAAAAAGGAGGATGAGATTGGTGAGAAGTTGGGGAAGATTTTTGACGCTTTGCAAGATATAAAATTGGAATTAAAAGATAAAGCAGATAGACAATGAGCGAACATAATTTAAAACAAATCAGAAGAGGTGACACTTGGAATATGAACTTGAAGTTCTACGAGGAGGAGTGTGAGGTCACCCCTATTGATGTAAGTGCTTGGACATTCAAGCTAATGGCTAAAAATAGTGCTGGGGTGACTCAGTTCACTTGGGACAATGCACTCTTTGTTGTTGGTGCTACCAATGAGAGAAGTGTGACATTAATCCCTGCCGTTACGGTTGCCTATCCAATCGGTGAGTTCGCCTATGACTTGCAAGTGGTGAACCCAAGTGGGACATTCACTTATATGTACGGATACATTAAAGTTATTGACCAAATAACAAGCTAATTATGACAATAAGAGTAACATACAACACAGAAGATATTGCAACATATATCAGTCTAAGCTACGAGAACCCAGCGATTGATGCGGTGTGGGGTCAGATAACTGGCACACTATCCAACCAAACGGATCTACAATTAGCATTGGATGCCAAAGTACCTTATAGTGGTGCTACGGCTAACGTTAATTTGGGAGAGTTTGAGTTGAAGGCTGGTCAGATGACACTTGACATCACACCTACTGGTACGGCTGCGGTTGGTACTACAAGATGGAACGATACAATAGGTAGTAGCGAGACTACTTTAAAAGGTGGTAGTGTTATTTTAAAGAATGGTGTTGATTTGGTGGCGAGAGTGGTGAATAAAGTTAGTCCAAACACAACACTAACTAAGGCAGCCTATCAAGCGGTAAGAATAAGCGGCGCACAAGGTCAGAGATTAGCGGTTGCTTTAGCACAAGCTAATAACGACAACAATAGTGCAGATACAATAGGACTTGTTACGGAGACAATAGCAACCAACCAAGAAGGATTTATTATCACTGTTGGTCAACTTGAGGGGATAAATACAACTGGTTCATTACAAGGAGAAACGTGGGTTGATGGTGATGTGATATATTTAAGTCCTACTACGGCTGGTGCTTTGACTAACGTCAAGCCTATTGCTCCTCAACATATTATTGTCATAGGTTACGTTGAGTATGCTCACGCAAACAATGGTAAGTTGTATGTTAAGGTCATGAACGGATGGGAGTTAGGGGAGTTGCACGATGTAGATACTACGGGTGTAACTGCTGGGCAGGTTCTAAAATATAACGGAACAATTTGGACACCGAGTAGCGACAACGGTGTAACTACATTAACAACAACTGGGACAAGTGGAGCAGCTACATTAGTAGGTTCTACTTTAAACATTCCTCAATATCAAGGTGTATTAACCAACCCAATAACGGGAACTGGTACTGCTGGTCAAGTTGCATACTTCACTGGTGCGACTACACAAGCTGGGAGTAATAATTTGTTTTGGGATGCTACTAATAATAGGTTGGGGATAGGGACTGCAACACCATTGCAAACTTTACATTCAAACGGCTCTGCTTATATTTTAGGAAGTGATGCAACAGTAGCTTTACAAGTA